GACTGATTGCTTGGGTAAAGTGCCCACAAAACGTAAATGCAGCAAACGATAATGTTGCCTTTGAGATGCGCCTAGCAGCGTGATCTCCTTGGGTTTTGGCGGTTTTCCTAGAAACAGAATAAACCGTCGACCGTTCTATTACAGCGGTAGAAGGAGTCCTCAAAAAGACTCAAACCCCTAAATATTAATGCCCCTTGAAAAAGGTGCCCAGTGTAGGGAGTCACTGGTTAATCCTCTCTCCAGTTCAACAATCCAAGGAATAGTAAATGCCTTCCTTTAACAAGAAGACATTGAAAATTCTTTCTATTATACTAGCACTGACACTGGGTTATAATTTCGCTTTAACTTTTGCTAAAGAAAGAATTGAAGATACTGCACTAGATTTCTCTGCAGCGTCTTACAATAAACTCGAAACTGTGAATAAAAATATTGAAGATGTAAAAAAAGAAGTTAGAAAAGAAGAAAAGAAAAAATACATTTCCGCAAATCGTAGAGAAATTAAATGTCTCGCGGATAACATTTATTACGAAGCAGGTCATGAACCGACCGCTGGTAAGATCGCAGTCGCAGGTGTGACTGTTAACAGAGTAAAAAGTCCTAAATTTCCAAAATCAGTTTGTTCAGTTGTCTATCAGCGAACAGCAAGAACATGTCAATTTTCTTGGACGTGTATGAGGAAGTATTCTCCTAATCCTGCTGCTTATGCTGAAGCAAAAAAAATTGCTGAAAAAGTATTGACTTCGGAGATAAAAACGACTAAAGTGGTATCAAGAGACGTGCTTTTCTATCATGCGGATTATGTTAATCCAGGATGGAGATTAGAACGTGTCACTAAAATTGGTAGACATATTTTTTATGCAGGATAAATTTAATTATGGTACTGGAAGAAATTCCTACAACTGACGAATTCTTGATTACCAAGCAATTCAAATCGGCGGCAGAGTTCTCGATTCATATTGAAAAAATCGCGAGAGAATCAAGTATACCATGTATGGATGTTTTGATTGACTATTGCGAAAAACGTCAAATTGAAGTAGACTCTGTCGCCTCTTTGATCAGTTCCTCATTGAAGGAAAAGATTCGTGTTGAGGCACAAAATCTTAATATGTTAAAATGTGATACAGGGAGGTTGCCTATCTAATGGACCCGTATCAGGTTTATCGCCTATACTTGGCACTAAGATTGCACTTTACCAATGAAAATTATGACATTACTAAAACCAAAGGTGGGGTTCGCCCCTCGAAACAAGCATTTCTGAAGAGAAAAGATTTGTTTGCTATTCGTAAACTGGCAGAGACAAAAAGTCGACAGGAAATTATAGATTTTCTTGTATCTAATTTTGTATCTGGTAACCGCTGGGGTGGAGTGTTTGACTCTGAATCCGTTGAGGTATATACTCAATGGACGTATAAGATGCAGAAACTCACCTATCAATTCACACAAGACTTATATGCCATGCACGCTGACGGCGATCCGTTGCAATCAGTAGATGGTCAACACCCAAGCATCTTTAAGTTGTATATGGGTGGAAAAATTTCTCTAGAATCTATTGCTATTTTGGATAAAATCATTAAATTTACTTCTAGAGATTATGGTTCTCTATCAGATGACTTTATGTGGAAAGACTTTGTTCATTTGGTAAAGAAATATCGTCCGTTTGTAAAAATAGACAAAGAAAAATTTACTCACCTATATCAAAAGGAGATCGGAGTGGTGGTAAAATAATATGAGTAAGTCTCGTCGTCGGGATTATTATGACGATAATTTAAAAATTCGTCATAATGAAAAAGATGTTAACAAGTCGCGTAAGCATCGGAATAACATGTATAAATACTCCAGTAGTCATGATGATGATGACTACGATGATTATGATACAGCGCAAAAACACTAAACATACAACGCAATATAAGGACAATACATATGTCAAGTAATTTTTCAGACCTCCGCAAGAATCGCGGAAATTTCGACTCACTCATGAAGGCAGTTGAGTCAATCGCAAACCCATCAAACGAAAAGAAGGGCGACGACGATCGCTTCTGGAAACCGACTGTCGATAAGGCAGGTAACGGTCAAGCAGTGCTTCGTTTCCTCCCTGCTCCTGCAGGTGAAGAACTTCCATGGGTTCGCGTATTCGATCACGGTTTCCAGGGTCCAACTGGTAAGTGGTATATCGAAAACTCTCTGACCACAATCAACAAGAACGACCCTGTCGGCGAACTTAATTCCGAACTCTGGAATTCAGGTATTGAAGCGAACAAGGAAATTGCTCGTAAGCAGAAGCGTCGTCTCTCGTATATCTCCAATGTTCTTGTCGTTCGCGATCCCGCGAATCCCGAGAATGAAGGTAAGGTTTTCCTCTACAAGTATGGTAAGAAGATCTTTGACAAGATCAAGGATGTGATGCAACCTACCTTCGAAGATGAAGAACCAATCAATCCGTTCGACTTCTGGCAGGGTGCCAACTTTAAGTTGCGTATTCGTCAGGTTGAAGGTTATCGTAACTACGATAAGTCGGAATTCGATTCGGTTTCTGTTTTGTCTGATAACGACGATGAGATTGAATCTCTGTGGAAGAAGCAGCATTCGCTCGCATCGTTCCTCGATCCTGCTAACTTCAAGTCGTATGACGAACTGAAGGCAAAGTTGAATGCAGTTCTTTCAGGCGGTGCTCGTGTCGCTACTGCTGAGAAGGTTTCGCCTCTTGATGCAGAAGACGAACTGTTCGTTGAAACAAAGATGAAGTCACCAGTTGCTGCTCGTAAGACTGAGGATGATGTTCCTTGGGATACTGGCGAAAGTGAAGATGAAACTATGAGTTATTTCTCAAGTCTCGCTGACGACTAAAAATGAAAAGAGGGGATTTCGGTCCCCTCTTTTTTTATCCAAACGCTCTTCTATTTTGGAACCTCTGCCAACTACTATCTTCTGTTCTAACAGTATCTGCATGTAGAGAAGAAGCAATATTTCCGCCTCCACCCGCAGGAATTGGTTGTGGAATAATAGTTGGTGGCGGAACATTAATAATTGGAGCAGTATTTTCTTTTGATTCGTTTGTAATTTGATCAATCGAACTGGAAATATTATTCTGTCCTGTTTCAACCAAACTCTTGGTGTTCATATTATTTGTTATCGATCCTGCAGTATTTGGTGTGAATATTTCTGGTCCTTTTTCGCCAACAATATATGAACCCTTTGCGGATACTGGACCACCAGATTCACGCATTCCAGCAAGATCAGTTGCCTTATCTGCAATGGCACCACCACCCAAACCTCCAACTACTCCACCGATCAATGCTCCGAGAATCGGAATAGGAATCAGTGCCTGTCCGACAACTGCTCCTGCTGCAGCACCAGCAAGTCCACCGCCAGTGCCAATTGCTGCCTTTGCAGTTCCTTGACCTGCTGCCTTACGAGAACCAAAGTCTAATGCTGCTCCAAGAGGACCGAGGAATTTTCCACCGACTCTTCCCAGTTTTGATACTGTTCCTGCCTTTGGTGCGACTTTTGGAGAACTTGTTGATGGTGCTGTAGATTTTCCGATACCAAAGAAATCCTTGACTTTTGTCATCATACCAGGATTTGTTGCTGGCGTTGCCGATTTTGGTGATTGCGCACCGACTGCACGTGCCAATTGTTCTTGTGATTGATTCGCTTTGATGCGATTAAAATATTCAGACTTAGGAATATTACTAGACCATCTGCCAGTTGGAGATGCTCTTCCTTGAGTAGTGTTGTTGGTGGTATTCGTTAGATTTGTCGCATTGGTATTATTCGTTAGATTTCTTGCATTAGTATTATTTGTTACATTTGTTCTATTTTGTGTGCGCATCTGTTGCGCTGCTTCGCGAGCAGTAATTTCATTATTATAGAAACGCTGCGAAATAGTTTTTTCTGCAGGAGAATTTGGTGTTGCTCTACTAACTGGAACTTTTTCTCTGGTTGCAGTTTTCATACCAAGTTCTTCTAGTGTAACACCTGATCTATTTCCCATACTCGGAGCAGGTAGAGCAAGTCGCTCACCATTCGCTGCCATTCTAGCAGGAGCAGGTAGAGCAAGAGGTTTTGGTGCTGCTCTTGTTACGCCACGTTTTCCGATAGTTGAGAATAATTTACCAACTCTTGCTGCAAGTTGTGGTTTTCTTGTTAGAAGAGCAGTTGCACCAGCAGCGGCAGCGCCTAGTG